GTCGCTTTGATACGATCCATCAACATTGGTATATGCATAAAAGCAACTGTATGCCCTTTAGCTTTAACTGCTTTTGCAATAGCGTATGCTAGGTGGCTTTTACCAGTTCCATATGAACCTTGAAATATTAATGATTTTGGTTCTTTTGTAGAGAAACCCTGTACATACTCTATTGCTGATTGTTTAGCGTGTACTTGTTTTTCATTTTGTGGCTTGTAGTTGTTTACTGTTGCATCTCTTAAAGACGGATTAACGTTTGATTGATTGAATATGTTGTTTATCTTCCGTTGCTTGTTTCGCTTATATTCCTCATAGATTTCACATTTGCAACCGTCTTTATACTCGTAACCATCCGGGTGTTTTTTAGTAGGAGCGAACTTATATAAGTCGTATTCACTTCCACATCTCTCACATTTCAATCCTTTTTCGACATGAGTAGGTTGATATTTTTTCAAACTTTCGTTTATCTTTTCACTGAATAGTGGTTTCATAATATCCCCCCCTAATCCCAATAACTTTCGTCGTACTTCATACGTTCCAATTGATCTATGCCAGTTTCTTTAATCTCTTCGCTATAATCATTCATATAGCTTTCGTTAGTTAAGAACGTTTTAGGGTACTTTTGATATTGTTTGTCTGTAATAGTTTTTAAATACTCACGAGTACCTTGCATGATTTGTTCAAAAGAATGTTTCTTTAAGCATGATTTGAATTTAGTAAAAGATATTTTCTTATCTTTCTTCTTGTCGTAAAGTTTCCACCATTCCTCGAATTGCTCATGCGTAACGTCAGTTGCGCTATTATTAATTGTCTTATTGTTATTTGTATAATTGTTATTTGTAATACTGTTAATTGTAGTGGGCTGGTTGTCGAGCGATTGAATTTCAACCGATTGAATTTCGACCGGTCGAGAATCAACCCATCGAGGACTGTGGTAAATTGTGTATAAATTACTTCCATAGATATTACCGTTTTGTTTTCTGTCAACTTGTAAATACCCTGCTGTTTCTAACTCTTTTCTTGCTCTTTGATACCGTTGCTTACCTATGGCTAATTCATGCTTTATTAGATCTACACTTGGAAAAGCTGTTTCATCTACACCAGCATATGAAGATAAGTAACTGTACAACGCCTTTGCTTCAATACTTATCGTTGTGTCTTTCATCACTCGCTTAAAAACAAGACCGTAACCAGTAATGGAATTTTTGATTTTATCTTTAGACATTTAAAACTTCTCCAACCAACGTATTATGGAAATCTGTATATATACTTTCTAGTTCATTAATTATTTCTGAAATATCTCTATTATCGAGAGTTCCAATTTCTTTTTCATAAGCGAGTAAATCAATGTTTATTTTATCCATCTCTTTTTCGATGTTTTTAAGAATATTTTTTAAATGTTCATTTCCAACTCTATTCTTTCTGCTACAATTACACTTTTGGCAAAGTACAGTTAAATTTGACATTTCATTTGTACCACCTTTTGAAATTGGTATTTTATGCTCTATTTGCAAACAATCTACACTATCGAAAATATTCGAACACATAACACACTTATAAATTCCTTGCGTTAATTCGTTTTTGATTTTTCTTTTTTTAGCACTGTTCCATTTCGGCTTGCTCATTGACACTCTTCCTCTCTAACATTTTCCGTAATTATTGAGTAGTAACTTGGTTGATCAGTCATATTGATTCTCCTTTCTGGTATAATTTTGTTATCGCTACTGCGTTAGATTGGGGGTGAATAAAATATGGAAAAGCCTTATATGTTAACATATGATTTAAACTCACCCGGACAAAAATATGAGGAATTGAGAAATGTTATAAAAAAGGAAATTTCTAATGGTCATTGCAATTATTGGAAATCTTCATTTTTATTCCGTTCTTCTTTATCAACTTCAGAAATGATAGAAAAGTTGAAACCTTATCTCGATTCTGGAGATAAGCTGTTTGTTACAGAAATAGTCAATAACAAACAAGGGTGGTTAACAAAAGAACAATGGGATTTTATCAACCATAATATTTTTATTTAGGTTCTTTTATTGAATCTTTTGTTATATCAGGAAAACCTTTAGAATCCTCAGGGGTAAATTTTTTAATTTTTTTAGCGCTTCTAATCTCTTCCGCCAAGATGACGATTAGGAGTGCTATTTTTATTATTCTTAGTCTATTCATTCCTTTTTCTCTCCTTTCAGCATTTTATTGAGCCTCTCATCAACTTTTATCCACGAGTCATGCAAGTGGTATTTATCATCAAACGACTTAACGCCAATCGCATGTTGCTCGTTGTGATGTTCGCGACATAACGCTAATACATGTTTGTCATAGTGGTTCATTTTGTTTCTGTTCATGCCTCTGCCGACTGCTTCATAATGTGCCAGGTCTGCGTGAGGCTTTCCACAAATTACACAGTTGCGGTTGATTGTAGCCCAATACAATAGTGCTTTATCTTCACTTAACAACTTGCTTGTTTCTATGCTCATAGGTATTTGATGATGAAACATAAACGCTATAATCAGTTCTATTAACTCCCTTGCGACTTTCATTGAACAGTCACGCAGACTGATTTCTTCATAACCTTTCATAATTTCCAATTCTGTTTGTAATAATTTTCTAGTTGATTCTACTGGTTCGCCCCAGTGAAGTTCTATATCTCTACACATTGCGAATATTTTTTTGCGTTGTTCTATAGATAGTTTTTTATTATCCGGAACCTCTACTTCTGCTTTTAGTGGATATCCGTTTTCTAGTAAGTCAATGTGACTTTGTTCAAGTTCAACACCAGTAGCAACGACGGAATAAGTGCCGTCATTGTCTTTCTGGTATCTTGTAATGTATTGCATTTAAACCACACCTTAAAACGCTAAATCTTGGTCGTCATATCCAAATTGGCCACTGCTTTCAAATGGATTGCTTTGTTGAGACATTGATGTTTGTTGTTGTGCCCCGTTATTTTCTTCAGCTTTTTGCTTATCTGTCTTCGGAATAGGTTTGTTAACAACATCATCGCCCTTTTTGTAAGGTTTAATAAATGAAAAATCCGTAAAATACTTACCTTCATCTTCATTGAATTTCCATTTCAATACCAAGTGACAAAACTTACCAATAAGATCATTGGTATCAAAATCTAAGCTAGGAAGATTTAACTTAATACCTAATCGAGTAACTAATTCAATCAATTGTTTTTCTTGGAAATCATATTTATACGGCGGTACAAATTGATTATGTTTATATTGTTTGCCTTCATCATTTTCAAATACGATTGTGAAATATCTATTTTCTCTATCATTGAATTCAATATTTTTAACTTTCACTGTGAATTCTCCAGCTTGAAACCCTGCTGAGCCGTTATAAAACTTTTCTTGATTTGTTTCTTTAGTAAATTGCGCTTGTCCTGTGATTTTCATAATTAAATACCGTCCTTTTAATTAATTTTTAGTTTCCATTTCTAATTGCTTCTACTACGTCCGTAATGCTAGGATTTGCAAATTTCTTATTGTTAATTGTTATTGAAGGTGAATGTCTAATCTTTGTTTCAAACGTATTAGAAGGTTCAGCGTTTAGAATATATCTAGCTTTCTTTTCTCCGTTATCATCAAATTCTTCAATCATTGCCCTAGCTAACACATCACTTTGAGAAGTAATAGCTTTTTTAATTTGTTCTTGCGCTTCAATAGTGATAGTAGGGTTGATAGTGCTACCTTCATCATCTTTATCTTTGTTGATACCTTCATGACCTGTAATAACAAAGTGGAATTTGTATTCTTCTTGAAGTTTTCCTATTAATCTGTACATACTGACAATTCGTTCAGCAACTTCTCCCCAATCATTAAACGTTGGTTTTTTAGACTTATTTTTCATCACATCATTCAATGTCATATCTCTAAGTTTTTGAATAGTTTCAATAACTACAACATTGATTTCTTGTCCGTTTTCTCTCATCTCCTGTAAAATTTGAGGTAAAAAATTTACAACATAAACAAAGTGTTGATAGTTCTCGATTTCTACGTCTGATCCTTCGTCAGTAACCGTTGTTCCACCTTCGTTAATGTCAATGACGAAAGCGTCTTTATCTCTTGTAGCAAACGTGGTTTTTCCTGAGCCAATTTTTCCGTATACTGCAAATTTATAGAATTTCCTTTTATTTTTCTCAGCGATATTATTTATCTTTAGTTTTTTGAGTATGCTTACTTTTTCTTGTGGTTCTTGTTTTTCCTCAGTCATGTTCTACCTCCTCATACTCAATTGTTTCTGTCACTGTTTTCTTGATTGCTTTGTGCTTAGACATATCAATAACAGTTTTGTCTAGTCCGTCGAATTCTCTTGCGTCTCGCATATCAGTTGAATACTTCACTGTATCGTTCACTTCGGTTGGTCGGTTTGTAATAAATAGATTTTCATCTTTATGCTTGATTAGATAAGTTACAGTCTGCTTCATAGCGACCTCCTACCATTTCATGACTAAGTTAATTAGTCTGTCCTGCTCGTCTGTGTTCTCTTCAATCCATTCATAAATAGATTGATTTAATATGTCTAATGCTGTGTATAGATCATTCTCATCTGTTATATTTATACCGTCGATAAATCTATCTTCTAAATCTAAGACATTCACTAGAATGCTGTAATCTTGTTTCTTAACTGCTAATTTAAAATCGAATCCGTCTACATTAATTACTTTTTGACATACATCGCCAATTTTGTAGTACATTGTTGACACTTCCTTTATTTCGTTTTATATTGAATATGCATTAATTTTCTAATTGTTTAGACTGTTACTCATTGCCGTGAGTAACAGTTTTTTTATTCTTCATAAAAGTATTCCTTATAAAATATGAATGTTGCGATACTTGCAAATCCCGCAATCGACCATGCAGTGGTGAAGTATAGAAACGGCATAAGTACAATTGCCAAGACTGTGAAGCATAATACTGCTAATAGGTAGCTTTTATAAATGTTGCTCATTTTATTCTCTCCTTATATATTTCATTGAAATGCTCATCGACGAATTTATTCATCTTTCTTGCGTTAAATCTCCAGCGATTAAAATTCTCATCTGGGTAATGCACAATTCCTTGCGCTCTTAGTTCTTTTTCAAATCTAGGATGAAATAGTAATCTGTCCTTGATAGTCTCATCAGATGCAATTTTTAATTTCTTCTTTAAGTCGCTCATGTTCCATACAGGGTCTAATGAGTAAGCTATTAACTCTTCATATTCATCTTTTGTGATAAGCACGTGTGTTTCAGGTATTGGAACGGTTACGTTTAATACATGTGGCATTTCTATCATTCCTTTCGTGTATAATGTT